AAGGAATACTATGAAATACGCAACAACAGTAAACAACACGATCACGCAGTTCCCCATCACCGAACGTGAGTGGCAGAGGTCCAGCGTCTCTATACGCAAGTGGGCTGACTGTACAGATGCCGAATTAAGGCCGCACGGTATCGTTCGTGTCTACGAAGGCTCACGGCCTGAAATTGACGACCGGACACACTGGACACGGCTGGACACAGTACCAACACTCAACGGCACACGGTGGGAGCAACAGTGGATTGTTACCGAGAACACTCCCGAACAGGTGGAGGCCTACGACGACAATATCCGCCGACTTGCCTTAGAGGCTGAAAAGGTAGACAAAGCTAAGACAGATGTTACTATCCTAGAGCAGCAGATAGGTCTTACCTTAGATGAGATCAGGGCTGTACTGAAGCTAGCATGAACAACGGATATCGGAAGTAACAGCTATTGACAGACAAACCAACGAGAAACCCTATGTTCATAATGTTTAAGTCCTAGTGTCTACTGTACTGCTGGTATCTGGTGTTCCTGCTGAAGATGTACGACACGTACTTGACCCTATCCTGGCTATGTTTGGCCCAACCACTGAGGTGATCCAATGAAAACCAAACTGTTGCTTGTAGCAGCCCTAGCTGCAGCCCTAGGTGCCCTAGTCGATGGCCTACGAGTGGGCCTAGGCGTAACAGGGGGTTAACCAATGGCTAAGAAACCTACACTCACTACGGTAGCCTCAGGTTACCAGAGCACTACGACACTCAACGCTAACCTGAATGCAATCAATGATGCTTTAGACAATACAGTCAGTCTTGATGGTTCCGTTCCAAACACTATGACAGCTGACTTCGACCTTAACTCCAATGATCTACTAAATGTAGCAACAGCTAACATAGCTGTACTAAAGGTAGCTGATCTAGCTGCTGTTAAGTGGCAGCTGTTCTCCGGTAAGTCTCTGCCTCAGAGTTTCCTTGATGAAGACGACATGGTGTCAGACGATGCTACCGCTGTAGCTTCACAGCAGTCTATCAAAGCCTACGTTGATGCTTCAGGGTACACTCTGCTTGACGAAGATGCTATGGGTACCGACAGTGCCACCGCGGTAGCATCACAGCAGTCTATCAAAGCCTATGTAGACACCACTGTTCTCGCTAGTACAGCAGAGGTACGTACAGGTGCATCTGGTAAGTATGTCACACCTGCTGCTGCTCATGCAGCTACTGCTGCTGTTACCTTGACTGATGCTACCAACATTGCACTGGACTGGACTTCAGGTTACTACTTTGAGGTTACACTAACAGCTAACCGTACTCTGGCTGACCCTACTAATGCTGTAGTAGGTCAATCGCGTATCGTACGTGTCATTCAGGATGCTGGTGGTACTAACACACTGGCTTTTGATACAGCATACGCAGGTGCCTATGGTATCTTGCCTACGATCTCAACGGGAGCTAACGAGTACAGCCTACTGAACATCTTCTGTGTGTCATCGTCTATCTTCGTAGTGTCAGCACTGATTAACTGCTCATGATTTTACCAGGGTTCCCTAGTATCTTCGCAGGCAGAGCACCAGTAACTGCTACTTGGGTTTGGTCCTCATATCGGACTGCTGATGCAACAACCTACACTTGGGCCAGTCAGTCCCTTGGTTCCGCTCAGACTAACAGGCGTCTACTTGCTATCATGCAGTGGGAGCCTGCCGCCAATACCGTATCCACTGTCACAGCACTTAGCATCGACGGAACAGCAGGCACAGAGGTTATCTCTCACGATGACCAGTATGCTACTGAAGCCAGAAGTTCCATATGGATCGTTGATGGTGACCAGAGTGCTACAACTGGAGATGTGGCTGTAACTATTAGCACCCAAGCATGGAAACGAATGTCACTGAATATCTACGCTGTGTACGGTAATGATTTCCCACAGATACTGGATACAGCCGTAGACTTCACATCTACCAGCAGTACACAGTTGTATTCCACTATCAATACGGTGTCTACTGGGCCTTGTGTAGCCGGTGTTTCCTGCGGTTCCAGCAGTGGCTCTGTTAGCCTAGCTCCATCGTTTACCCGTGATCGTATTGATACGTTGGAGTCAAGTAACTCTACCTTTGCTGTGTTCAGTCGTAACCTGACGGACAACACCGACCTAACCACAAGCAATGCCAATGGTCAGAAGTGTATGACTGCTGTATCCTTCTTCTGAACACAGCAGTCATCCCGTTAGCTTACAGCTAACTGACGGTTAGCGAAGCTATCCAAACTGTTACTCCTGTTCCTCTATGAGTTTGTTGAGATACCACTGTGCCTTCTGTAGGTCTTGCTTGGCTTTCCCCTTGTACTTAAACCGGTGTAGGTACTTCTTAGCACACCCCTCTAGGTACCCTTGGAACGCCTCTGTTGTCATGTTGTCTTTCATGTACACGATACACTCAATAGCACCATTGTTGTAGTGCTCCGGTTGGTCTACCGGGTCATGGTCCTTGGTACTGATGTACCCTGTAGTCTCAGGTTGTTCTTTAGGGTACTCTAACGCAGTGGTTCCTTTTCCTTTGTACTCCTCGTTCCAACCAAACTCATCCCATAGGCGTGGCCCAGAAGGTTTACCCATTACGCTTCACCCCCAATTGCTACACAGAAGCTTGCCACAAACTTGGTCTTAGGGTCTTGTCTCAGCTGTTTGTCTCCCTTCTCTTTCGTAACCTCGCACTTAGCCTTTGTCTCAAACAGAAACGGTGCCACTCCTGGCCGTGGTCCTGTTGGTGTCATAAAGATAGCTACGATAACGAATAGCGCTGCTGTCATGTGTCTACTCCTGTGTAAACGAAGTCAGTGATCATAGGGAACACTGGTTCAATTGCTGCAACGATCTTGAACGCTAGGTCACGGTGTTCCTTCTGTGTGTCAGGTGCGGTACGTGCTGCGACATAGTGACACCAGCTGCGTACGTTACCATTGAGGAACATGCGCGTAAGCGTCAGTCCTTCTGGTAGTATAGCACGTGCTACTTCCTTTGCAATACCTTTCTTCAGCGCTTGGTCATACAGTGTGAACGCACTGTCACGTAAGTTCATCTGTCGTTCTGTCCACCAGTCAGCTGTGTCTTCATCGTCACACTCAAGTGAGTTCTGTCGGTTAGCTGTGTCTTGCATACGTGCCTCGTACACACCACTGGTAGTCTCGGTAGCTGAGTATCGTTGGCTAAACTCCTGTACATGCAGTGAATGGCGTAGTACCTGTCTGGATACAGAGCGATCAGTGGTGACATCCAGTAAAATGTTGGCCATCTCAAGTGGTGACCAGTGTCGTTCCTTGATCAGGTAACGAACCAGCTTCTCGTTGGAACTCTTACGTGGTCCACTTGGGTTAGACACACGGGCACACTCAGCGATGGCGTCCACTAGGGTTGAGGCAGGGTTACCTCCGATCCAATTCATATACCCTACTAGCTCAGCACTGTTCCTCATCTCATGTCCTTCTGGATAACAGCTTCACATTGGTCTAGTTGGATGGTAACAATCATATCTACTGGTCCAGCTGGTCGCCACGTAGCTTCCTTGATACCAACAGAGGTGCGTTCCATTGCCACATTCTGTAAGGTAAGACTACTGGCACCCGAAGGTGGGACAACCACCCCCATGTACATATAGGCCTGACAGATAGCTATAACTGTGTCACCATTCTTGTAGCTCATTTGGTATCTCCAATAGTAACGTCGAAGGAGTACTGAGCACCAAAGTCTACACAGCTGCACCGTGGTTTCTCTAGTTCAAGCCGCAGTTCATCCATGAACTCAGACCAATCCTTTCGACTCATGTTGGTATTGTTGGACAGCTGAGTGATGCGCTTAGCTAACTCTGGGTATTCGTCAAGCCACTTCATTTGGTATCTCCTAGGTTATGTCAACGATTTCACAGCTGTCACCACTACAGGCAAACATCTGGCTGGACTTAGTGTGGTCCTCTTGTTCAAACAGTGCAAGCTCTGACCAATCGACACCCTTAGGCATCTTCTGTGCAGCGTGTGCATACTCCATCAAGGTTATCTCCTGGTAAGGCGCTTGTCGGTACACGTGGTCACTGTGTGGTAGGAACGATAGTCCACTAACGATACTCCAATTGTCGTACACCCAAGCAGCTACCTTAAGCCACTCATGCTCACGTACAGTGATCGTACAGCTGACACTGTGTTCACACCAGTTGACCTGATATGCTTTCCATAGTTCCAGCTGAGCGATAGCATCCAGTGAGTCACGTGTTAGACACTTGTCTGGCGCACGAGTAGGGAACGAGAACACAGTAGTCTTGTCAGGTGCATCCTCCAGTGGTTCGTTAGGGAACCCTTTAGCTTTCATGAACTGAGTCATAGGGTCCATGTTGTCAGCACGAACAGTACGAATGTAGTACTCAGAGTGACGGGTGTGAATACCACTGGAGCTATCAACCAGCTGTGACACTGTACCACTAGGCTTAACACAAGTAGTAGCTGTTGACTGTGGAACACCTAACTTCTTAGACAGTCCCTTGTTACATGCTACAACGATAGTTTTCAGGAAGTCAAGTGTCTTATCAAGTCCAGCGTTAGCGTTAGTCATCAGTGGATTGTCAGTGATACCTGTTAGGCTGACACCAAGCAGACGTTCCTCGTTACAGTTGTCTTCCCAGTCGCTATTCAGTGAGCTAAGGAATGGGAAGTTCGTGTAGGTAGACTGAATAGTACCAAGGTACGCAGCCCAGTAGCACTTGGTCGCCAGGGAGTTGACATCATCAGTAGCACGAACGACAACCTCAGTCAGGTTACAGAACTGACGTGGACGTAGGATGATCTCACCGCAAGGGTTTGTACCAAACTGGTAGTCAGACAGCCTGCGTTTATTCTCTAGTACCTTAGCAACAGCAGCGTCACGGTTGAAGATACCACGCTCACCACTCTTGCTCTCAATTAGGGATAACCATTCCTTCATGAAAGCTTCAGTGCCGGGTTTCTCAGTGTAAGCTGCACTGTTGTTAGCGAGACCACGAATGCTATCGGTTTTCCACCAGTCACCACTCTTAGCTGTACGCATACGGTCATCAGACAGGTTGCTTAGGCTAATCATAGCTGACCGTCGCACACCTCCGACAACAACAGACACACCTACCATGCACAGTATGTCATGACACTCAAGGGAGTTAAGCTTACGTCCCTCTGCTGCCTTGAAGGTCTCAACGGTGAACTTGAATAGATCAACGAGAGGACCTGGGCCAGACGCACGTCCACCAAAGGTCTTCAGTGGTGTGCCAGCTGGTCGCACTGCTGATACATCCCACTTAGGTATGATACCCATGTACAGCAGGCTGATTAGGTAGTTGTACGAGGTAGCCCAGCCTTCCTTTGAGTCAGCTACAACTACTGTGTAATCACCTTTTACCAACTTAGGAACAGTAGGTAGCTTGGCAATCTCTTGTCGCTCAACAGAGAAGCCTTGGCCTGTACCGCATAGCAATACGAACAGTGCCTCTGCGAAGGACGAGGGTTGGTCAACCGGCAGGTAAGCACAGTTGTACATACAGGTGTTGTCACGTGCAGCAGCAGGTCCCGCAGTCATCATAGAACGCATTGAAGGCATCACATCCTGATTGATGATAGCCATACGTAGATCATCAGGCACCTCACCTACCACCGGCAGTACGATGTTGTCCAGGTACCGATCTACTGTCTCAATCCATGTCTCCCGTCGCTGCTCATCAGGTAGCCATCGTGCATAGCGAGACGTATGGATAAAGGTGGAGTACTCACTCATCGTGTTACTGTTCATACTAAATCTTCCATTCGATCTTGAGGTCTACACAAATCTTCCATTCGATCTTGAGGTCTACACATTGCTGTGGTGTACAGTTCCACGATAGTACCACACGTAGTGCTGCTAGTACCTTCTCGTAGACATCCTTATCCTCACCGTCTGGTTCAACAGCGTAGCTTGCTGTGAGGTCCTCATACTGTCGTATAAGTATCTTCTGTGTCAACTCGTCGATAGCTTCGTCGTCTATTGTTATGTTCATTTCCAATGGTCCCATTTTGGTTCGATGTAGTTATCCATGGCAGACTTCACTGCATCCACCGCACCTGCTTTGAAGATTCATAGCAAGCGTATCCTTCGTTCTTCTTCTGTTTCTTTGTACATCCAAGGTAACGCTTTATCAAGCCAAGCGGTTACCTCTTCTGATACACCGCCGATGAAGCTGATGACAAACAATGGAGTCATCAACGTAATCCTAAGTGCAGCTGCTAGTGCGTATCTAAACACGTGTTAACCTCACGAATAGTTCAAGGGATATCACAGCGAGTGGTTCCTTACGGTCACCTTCGATCAACAGCACCGGGTCGTACGTGTTACTGTTGTCTATCGCCTGTTCATAGTGCTTGTACACAGAGAAACTCTTGTGCTTCTTGCACTCAAAGGAGAACGGAAGCTTGCGTCTGGCAGCAGGTGAAAGCATAAGGTCTTCACCACCGGCACCCATTGATCTACTTAGGATGTCATCTGGGTGTAGACCAAAGGCTTTCACAAGGATAGCTGCTACCTTCTGCTGAAACTTCCGTCCCTTTGCTTTAGCTGAGGCTGTATTGACTGCGTATCTCCTCGTACTCCTTTAGGTTGCGTAACAGGCGTATCTGTAGTAGGGTATCGTCTAGGTTAACGTCAGTGCTTTCGTTCTCCTCCTGGTAAGCTTCGTAGGCTTCGATCACTGCTGACATCATCGTTCGCTAGGATAGCTTCTGCTTTCTTAGGCCCGATACCTGGGATACCCTTGATGTTATCAACAGAGTCACCGGTTAACGCTTGCTTCCAGAAGTTATAGTCTGCTTCCTCCTCTGTTGGATGCACTGTTGTTAAACTGTAGGTACTGAATATTTCACAAGGTATCTGTCTGAAGTCCTTGTCAGCACTGACGATCACTACATTGTCTAGGCCACGTTCGTAAGCAGCCATACAGATACCATCGTCAGCCTCATACCCTTGACACACAACAGTATTCCAGTGGTCAACAGCATGTTTGGTAACATCAGCTAGGAACTCAGGCTTAGGTCCCTTGCGGTTAGCCTTGTAGCTAGGGAAGATTTCCTTTCGGAAGTTACGTTTGCCTGTAAAGAACAGGGTCTGATCGTCTTCCTTCCAGCCACATGCAGACCATAGCATTTCATCAACGAGGTCATCAAAGATAGCTAACGTACCTTTGAGGTTACCGGGGCCATCTTTGGCTCCCTTAGCGCACGCACGGTACGCCAAGAGATCACCATCGACCAGTGGATACTTCAGTTAAGCCATCAGAGCGTCGGTAACGTCAACCGGTGCAGCCTCGTACTCTACCAGTTCCACAACCCGGATACCTTTGAGTCGG